AAACACTACAGGTACTAGAAATAATGCTTTTGCTGCTTTAGCTTTAGATGCCAATACAACAGGCTCATATAATAATGCTTTTGGTTATAACGCTTTAACTGCAAACACGACAGGTGAAGAAAATGTAGCTATGGGTGATAATGCAGGTGCAGCCAATACAACTGGTAATAAAAATACTGCAATAGGTACAAGTTCTTTAGGATCTAATACTACAGCAGCTAATAATACAGCAGTAGGTTATGCAGCTTTAAATGCAAATACAACTGCAAGTAACAATACAGCTATTGGTTATAGTGCATTAATAGCAAACACTACAGGTGCTGATAATGTAGCAGTTGGTATGAACTCCTTAAAAGCAAATACAACAGCAAGTTTTAATGTAGCCATAGGTAAAAATTCTATGGAAGCTAATACCACAGGTGCTAATAACACAGCACTTGGTAGGGAATCATTAGCAAGTAATACCACAGCATCAAATAATACAGCTATTGGATATAATGCTATGTTAGTCAACACAACAGGTGTAAATAATGTTGCTATAGGAGTTCAAGCACTAGATGCTAATACAACTGCTTCAAATAATGTTGCTATTGGTCTTAATGCTTTAGGTGCTAACACTACTGGTTCTTTAAATGTTGCTGTTGGCTCGCAAACTTTAGATGCAAACACTACTGGTACAGAAAATACTGCTGTTGGTTATAATTCTCTAGGAGCTTGCACTACAGGTAATTTTAATACAGCTTTTGGTCAAGGTGCTTTGGATTCAGTTACTACCTCATCAGGAAATACAGCATTAGGTTGGAACGCTGGTCATGTCATAACCACAGGTGCTGGTAATACTCTTTTAGGTAGGTCAGCAGGTGATGCTATAAGCACAGGCACTCAAAACATTATTGTTGGATTAGGTTGTGATGTTAGTGCTGCTACTGATAGTTTTTCTATTGTGATAAGCACAGACCAAGATGTGGGTAAGGGTTCATCAACAGCTTTTATAGCACCTAATGGTGGTGGTGTTTTTCAAGACAATAATTCAACAACTTGGGCAACTACATCTGATGCAAGAATTAAAAAGAATATAGAAGATAATAATGATGGTCTTAACAAAATAAATCAAATACAGGTTAGAAACTTTGAATACAGAACACTAGATGAAATAGTAGATTTTGATGAACCAAAATCAGCAGTTGTAAAAAAAGATGGCATTCAACTAGGAGTTATAGCACAAGAAATAGAAACAATTTTACCTGATGTTGTTACGGAAGAATCAACAGGAGTAAAAACTGTAAATGCAGATAATATAACTTGGTATCTAGTGAATGCAGTAAAAGAACTTTCTACTCAAGTAGATGAACTAAAAACCGAAATACAAACTTTAAAAGGAGAATAATATGGCACAAACAGTAGCAGAATGTTTAACAGCAGGAATTGATAGCACAACAGTAATTGATGACATCAAGACTAATGGTAATAAATCAAAATATGCAGGTGGTACAACCGATACAGATGGTAACGCCGTAGCAGGAACTTGGACACAAGCTGAAATCAATGAAGTAGTACAAAGAAATGTAGATCATTTAGAAACTATCTTGCTTTATAAACCAGTAGATAGTGATGATGACACACCAAATGTTGTTGATTCTTCCAATAGCAAAAAAGATACTTGCAATACAGCTATTACAACTGGCAAAGCATACATAACATCAAATAGTTAAAATGGCACTTTTGCCCGTCACACCGCCCGCTGGCATAGTCAAAAATGGCACTGATTATGCTAACAAAGGTCGTTGGGTTGACGGGGATTTAATACGATTTGAAAATGGCTTTCTAAAACCAATAGGCGGTTGGTCAAAACTTATAGCAACAGCTTTAGACGGCGAGCCTATTGGTATGTATGCCTATGCAGCTAATGATGGTGAAGCTGTTTTAGGTATTGGCACAAGACAGAAAGTGTATGTATTATACAAAGATACTGTCACAGAAATTACGCCATCAGGCTTTGTAAATGATGCAGCCAATGATCCACTTGGTTATGGTGCGTATCAATGGGGCGTTGAAGATTATGGTGACGCTCGTTCACAATCAGGATTACCGCTTGCATCTGGACACTTTTCTTTTGATAACTGGGGCGAAGATCTAATATTTTGTTTTTCTGGTGATGGCAAAATTTACAAATGGCGACCTAATACAGGCGGTACAGCAGATACTATAGGAACAGTTGTTACAAACGCACCTACTGGCTGTCAGGCTATTGTAGTTACTAACGAAAGACACTTAGTAGCTATAGGATCAGGCGGAGATCCTAGAAAAGTAGCATGGTCTGACAGAGAAGATCGTAATACTTGGACATCAAGCCCTACAAACACAGCTGGTGATTTACAAATACCTACAGGCGGCAGAGCCTTACTAGGTGTCAAATATCAAAATGATGTAATTATTTTTAGTGATACGGGTATAAACAGAATGTATTATACAGGTTCACCATTTGTTTATGGTATTGCAACAGCAGGTTCAAACTGTAAAGTTGTTAGCAGAAGATCAGTTGTTGCTACAGGTAACTTTTTATCTTGGATGGGCGAAAATTCATTCTTTGTGTATGACGGAGCAGTTAGAGAAATACCATGTGATGTGCATGATTTTGTGTATGACAATCTTAATGTACCAGGCAGAAAGGCTTGCTGGGGTGGACATAACTCAAACTTCAACGAATTATGGTGGGGTTTTCCAGTTGGTAGCAGTCAATATTTACCAAACAAATATGTCATTTGGAACTACAGAGAAAACACATGGGCCATAGGTTCTTTAGACAGAGGATGTTGGATAGACCAAGGTGTGTTTGACTTTCCTATTGCTGGTGATTCAAGCGGTTTTATATATCAACACGAATCTACTACATTAAACGCATCACCAAATTTAGGTACAAGCGTTCCATTTTGCACGACTGGACCAATAGAATTAGGTAACGGCGACAACTATGTTCAATGCAATCAAATAATACCAGATGAAGAAGCTAATACTTTGCCAGGCGTAACAAGTAGTTTTAAAGGTAAGTTTACGCCACTTGGCACAGAAACAGATTTTGGTAGTTTTACATTTGAAACAGATGGTTATACAGACGCTAGGTTTACTGCAAGACAAGTGCAAATGACAGTAACAGGCGGTACAACGCAAGATTTTCAAGTAGGTAATATAAGACTAAACTTGCGTAACAGAGGCAGAAGATAATGGATCTATCTTCACAACGACAGTATTTACAAAAAGCTGATAATGCAAAGGTATATCTTACAACTAACAGCGTTACTACACTTTACACATCACCTACTGGTACTGCATTTGATTTTACTATTGTTGAGTCTATATTGGTCAACAACAATACATCTGGACAAACCAATATCATTTTAACTTTGACTGATACATCAAGTAATGTATTTAGTTTGTATAACGAACATGTAATTGCAGCTGATACCACCGCAGAACTTTTATCAAAAAGTTTGGTGGTAAAAGCAGGCGAGATACTAAAAGTAACCGCCGCTGATGCTAACAAATTGTATGTCACAGCAAGTTTAATTGAGTATGCAAAAGGCGACTAACAAAGTAGTAGAACTTAAAACACAGGATCAACAGCCTTGGGAACAAGAATGGGCTAGATGTAAGCCATATATTGAAAAAGCAGTAAAGTATCAAGATTCCTATACAATAGACGATATAGAAGATAAAATAAGAACAGGAATATTCCACTTATGGCCAGGCAAAAGGTCTGCTTATATAACAGAGTTTGTACTATATCCACAAGTAAAAGCGTTAAACCTTTTGTTTTGTGGTGGTAACTATAAAGAACTAGAGGAAATGTTGCCGTCAATAGAAGCATTTGCAAAGGCGGCAGGTATAAAAAGACTTTATGGTGGCGGAAGAAAAGGATGGATTAGAAAAATAAAACATCTTGGATTTGAAACAGAATATTTAATTAGAAAAGACTTATGAGCAAAGGAAAAACCACAACAGTTCAGGAAGCTAGTTTACCAGCTTTTCAAGAACAACAATTCAAAGAACTATTTGGCAGAGCCAGAGGACTCTCTCAGCAGCCATTTATACCCTATACAGGCCCAATGGTCGCTGGGTTCAATCCAGATCAACTACAGCAGTTTCAGGCTACTAGAGGATTGGTTGAATCTGGTATGGCGTTTGATCCTACGCAAGCCCTACAAGGATTAGCACAAGAAGATTTTAGACCTACCATACAACCTGTTACTGGTTTTCAAGCACCAACTATACAAGCTACACAAACTCCACAGTTCCAAGGTTTGTTAGGTGCAGACATAGGAGCATATCAATCGCCGTTTCAACAACAAGTAATAGATCAAGCGCTAGGCGATATACAAAGGCAGGCAGACATAGCGCGTGGTGGCGCGCAGGATAGAGCAATTAGAGCGGGCGCGTTTGGTGGCTCACGATCTGCATTGTTAGAATCAGAATCACAAAGACCATTTATAGATGCACAA